GGTTCTTCGGTCTGTGGAGCGGCTGGTTTTTCTGCAACTTCATCAGGGGTTTCAACCCGATGGGCGATCACCAGATCACCAATGCGCGTGAAGGTCGTCTTGGTTGCCATGCGTAAGCTGGATCTACAGACAGGCTAGAGCGTGAACGAGGAGCAGTTTGCAGCTTGGCTAGCAGAGGCGTTTCGGCTGATTGAGCTGGAAACACGCATTGAAAAAGCAACAGCCCCTTCCCTGTTGTCTTCTTTAGCACGCATCCGCAGCCTTGTTGAGTTGCTCCCTGATGAATCACTGGTGCGTGAACGGGCATGGCGTGAAATTTATCCACGGATGATGCAGGAGCTGCAATCGTATGGGGATGAGTTTGCCTATGAATCAATTACAGCAGCCAGCAGTGAAACAGGGGCAATTGCTATTGGTGCACAGCGACAGCTTGCACTGGCTGGTGTTGTCAATCCAGCGGCTCCAGCGGCAATTACGTTGGCTGGCAGCGTCCAGCAGATTCTGAACGCGACCAAGGTTGGCGAGAATACCCTGCGCAGCATCTTTGGCAAAGGCGAGGATGGACTCAGTCTTTACGTCAGAAGCCAGGCGAAGCACATTGATCGCATCGTGCGTGAAGGCATCCTTATGGGCACAACAACGCAGAATATCGCTGAAAGGATCGTTCAGCAGCGTGCCCAGTCGGGTGGGCTGCCACCTCTAGTCAGTTTGCGGGCTGATGCAGCAAGGCGGATCAGGTCAGAGGCGAACACGATGGCGCGAACCATCGTCCAAGCACATGCGTTTAACGTTCACGACGAGGTTTATAAGGCAAATGAAGACCAGCTTGATGGGCTGGAATGGGAGTTTGTTGCCACGTTGGACTCGCGTACTTGCCCGACATGCGCTCCACTGGATGGGAAGCGTGAAAAGAAACGCATTGCTCTCCCTGATACGCCAATCCATCCCAATTGCCGCTGCCGTGTAGTGGCTGTCGATCCGACAGAAAAGCCTGGCACTCGTACTGGACAAGAGATCAGCAGTGAACCATTTAGCTATAAAGGGAAGACTTGGGCTCAGATGAACGAGGCCGAACGAATCGAGGCATCAGCTAAAGCAGGCTTATACGCAAGCAAGACCAGAGGTAAGAGCACAAGACAGCTTGAAATTGGGGGCAGTGTTCCAGTCAAATTCAACCGTCGGGCAAAGCAATTAAAGCCGGAAGACGGCAAAGCAGTGCGCTATTCGGACTTCATCTATAGGGCAAATGCCCAAACAAAGCTCGAGTTTTTTGGCGGGCTTCCAGAGGGCGTCTATGGCAAGCCTCTAAATGAGCAGAGGAAGTATGTAGCGCGCAGACGCATGGATGCGTTTGATCGAGCAATGTCGCGCCCTGGCGCCGATAGCAAGAGAGCGCTAGAAGATGCACTTAAGGTCCGCTAGATCTAGACGCACATTGGCTCGAAGCTCCGTGCAGCTTCGCCAGCTAGCATCAGAGATAGCTCCTGTGGAGCTTCAACACCCTGTCACTCTGTATGTCAGAAGCCATCGAGACTAGCCCTGTGGGTGAAGCTCAAGCCCCTGTGGGGTCACCTGATCTTGCTGCCCAGCTTGACCTGCTCAAAGCCAAAAACGCTGAGCTGATCACTGAAAAGCAAAAGGTCAAATCCACCTTTGACGACCTACAGAAGCAAATCGCTGAACTGAAGGACAGCACCTCCAAGCAAAAGCAAGCTCAGCTTGCGGAAGCTGGGGAGTTCAAGACCCTCTGGCAACAAGCCAGTGCAACCAACGCTCAGCTGCAAGAGCAAATCGCTCAACTGCAGCGAGAGAAGGATGAAATGGGAGCTGCCCATCAGCAGACAACGATCCAAGCACGTGCTGTCGCGGCCTTTCAACAGGCTGGCGTGCAGCAATCAGAGCACATGTATGCACTGCTGAAAGACAAGCTCAGGTTGAGCGATGAAGGCTCAGTTGTGGCTCTGGATGGGGGCGTCCAGAAACCACTCGGAGACTTCCTCAACAACTTGAAGTCGCCTGACAGCCAATTCGCTTACATGTTTGCTGGTTCTGGTGCTCGTGGCATGGGTGCCGCAGGCTCTACGCCAAACCAGGTTGGTGGCGCAGAGAATCCGTACATCACTCGCAACTTCACCAAGATGGTGGAGTTGGAGGCCACCAACCCTGAACTCGCTGCTCGTCTTAAGGCGCAAGCAGCCTGACCCCGTGGGTCGCCTTGTAAACCACACCCACTAGGACGATGGGACTTTTTCTGGGGAACCTGAACCCCGCTTCAACTTTTACCTCTGACATCGGCTCGGCCACTCGCCTAGCCACGTCGGCACCTTTCGCTCGTTACCTGGCGGAAGAAATCTTCCAGCGTTCGGCCTTCATCCGCTCTGGTGCTATTGCTCGCAGCGCTCTGCTGAGCAACACCACTGGCAGCCGTATTGAGGCTCCTTTCTTCGATTCGATCAACTCAACCGAAGAGGTGATCCGCTCTGATGACAGCTGGGGCACCAGCGGTGCTGGCCACTTCACCTCTCAGAAGGTGACGGCCTCAACGCAATATGCGACCATCACCTATCGCGGCTTCATGTTCAGCTGCGACGATCTGTCGCGTTATCAGACGGGCGAGGACCCCCTGGCGTTCTTCCGTAGCCAGCTGGCTGCTGATGTGAACCGCAAGCTCACTGCGAAGCTGGTGTCGCAGATGACTGGCCTTCTTGGCCCTGGTGGTCCGTTGGCTGCCACCAACTCGCTGGATGTGTCGGCTACCACCACTCCTGGTGAAGCCAACTATCTGACTGCTGGCAGCGTCACTGCTGCCAAGTACCTGCTGGGCGAGCGTGCCAACAGCCTGACCACCATTGCGCTGCACCCCAAAGTTGCTGCGTACATGGAGCAAGTTGGTGCTCTGACCTTCAGCACTGACGCGCTGGTCTCTGGTGGCAACATCCAGTGGGGTGGCGGCGGCATTGGCGTCACCAACAGCCAAGTGGGCTACATGATGGGCCTGCGTGTGGTGGTTGACGAACAGCTGCCCATCCGCGGTGCTAGCGGCGAAGCCGAGCAATTCGTCTGCTATCTGCTTGGCGATGGTGTCGTCCAAACTGGCGATCAATTCCCGCTGCGCATCGAAACCGAGCGCAACGTCGCCAGCCTGCAAGACGCTGTGGCAGTGCATTACGCCAACTGTATGCACATCGTTGGTACCAGCTGGGCCAGCGCTAGCGACAACCCCACCAACGCACAAATCGCCACCGCAGGCAACTGGGCACTGGCTTTCACCGAGCCCCGCCTCATCCCTGCAGTGGAGCTGGTGGTCAACAGCCCCTTCGGCGGCCTCATCCCCTGAGCCAGACTGGTTCGGAATGTTCACAACGGAGCCCCTTCGGGGGCTCTTTTTTATTGCTGTTACAGCCACTGGACAAGCTCAACAGCGTGGCGATACTGAATTGGGACGCCACAGACGCCACATCCTGAGGGGCTTGGGGGGCCCCTTTTCAATGCCTACCCTGAATTCGTCACCGACCCCGAAGCCTCGGATGTGCGGAATCGTTCGGCTGTATTGCTGGCGTCAAGGCGCCCATTGGATTGAAGACTATCCCGTCGCAGATGCCGGCAGGCATCGCAATAGACTGAGCCGAGAGGGTGTCACCGTCTACCACACTGAGTTTGTCTGATGCCTGCGTTTGATCCTGCACTTGGGAGCTCAACTGCTACCAGTTACATCAGCGTTGCGCAGGCTGATGACTACTACCTCGGGACGTTGAACGAGGCAGCTTGGACTGCGCTAAGTGAAGCTGAGAAAGAAGCTGCATTGATGGCAGCTACTCAAGCGCTTGAAACGCTGACCTATGCAGGCATTCGTTGCACGCCATCAACGGATGACCCATTGGCGCAGCAGGCCTTGCAGTGGCCACGGTCTAATGCCACCTGCAAAGGCATTGAGGCTGTTTGCACGATGCTTCCGTCAGAGCTGATTGGTGCAACAGCATCGCTGGCGTTAAATCTGCACACCAGCCCCCCAACACCAGGTGCTGGGTCGTCAGGTTCGACTGGTGCTGTTAAACGTCAAAAGCTGGGCGATCTAGAACAAGAGTTCTACGACGTTCGTGAGGGTGCAAGCACCAAAGTTGATGCCAGCGCTCCGCTGATCTTGCAGCAGTATTCATATCTTGTGGATTTGCTTGGCTGCTGGTCTGAGACAGCAACAGGCTCTAGCCGTGTTGCGTTGCGCGTCAGGAGCTAGTCATGGCGTTTCAGGACACCTTTGCCAAGCCGCTAGCCAAGCAGCTGGTTGATCTGTTCAGGGTTTCAAGCCTGAGCTATATCCGTATCGAGCAGGCGTATGACCCAGCCGTTGGCGATGTCGTGATCACGGAAACCCCTTTTGCAGCAGCTGGGGCCGTGACCAAGACGATGCGTACAGAACAGGGTGGCACAGGGGAGAACTACGCAATAGAGGCTTGGATTGATACGGCTGGCATTGGCGAAATCTGGCCGACGACTGCTGATCAGCTTGAATACGACGGTGCGCGGTGGAAGGTGATAAGCATTGATCCGCAATACAGCGGCGACGTCAAGTATGCGGTCAAGGTCACAGCAAGGAGGGCGTGATGGCCAACAAAAAGCTGTCTGAACACATCCCTGACATCAAAGCAGCCCTCAACAAAGGCCTCGCTGAGCATCTTGCTGTCACTCAGGGCAAGCTATCTAAGGCCAACCCTGTTGACACAGGACGGATGGCATCCAGCTGGTTTATCGGCAAGAACGCACCTGATCGCAGCGTTGCAGCAGAGCGCAGCGGTCCTGGACCTGTTGAGGTGCGTGAATACAGCGGCGTGATTGAGTTCGATGGCAGCTGGTATATCAGCAACAACCTGCCATATGCCGAGCGTGTGTCATTCGACCCGAAATGGGCAAAGGGCGGTGCAGGTGGTTCCGCATGGTTCACAACCATCACGGGACAAATGCCAGCAGACTTGAATGACCGCATGGCCAAGTACCTACCGAAATGAGTTACACCGCCATCCGAGCAGTCTTTGAGGCTGCGCTGAATACTGCCTATCAAGGGTTGACCACACCTGTGCCTGTCCTGTTCGACAACGTGCAGGAGACACAGCCCAATGGTGAACACGTGATCTTGTCCATTGGGTTCCCTAGCTCCACTGAACCTTTGGTGTGCAGCACGGGTGAAACCAACATCGAGTTCATTCGCGGCAGCATTCAGGTGAGCTGCTATGTCCCTCGTGGTCGTGGGATGAAGCGCTTAGAGGAGCTGGCAGCAGTGGCGCTGCAAACGTTGGTTGCTATTCCACAGCAGGCTGACCCAAACAAGATTTGCCCTCGTGTTGGCAACATTGAAGGCCCGACACCGATCTTGAGTGGCGACGAACCGTATGGGTTGAGTGTGGTCTCTGCTGTGTTTACAGCTAGGGGCTAGCCTGGATCTACCTAGCCCCCTAGGTAACGCCCCCGCACGCCCCCGAATCACCGTTTTCTAGGAGGCACAATGCCTGTCGCATGTTCTCAAACTGCCATCAGTGGCCAGGAAGGTTCAGTCTTCTTCAAGCCTGCTGGCACCAGCTTCTGTCTGCTGGACTTCACTGATTTCTCCGCTGGT